ATGGATAAGATAAAATACCGGCTTGTCTACAACCGCAAGGAACAACTGAATAAACAAGGAACAGCACTCGTACAAGTCGAAGCATCACTCAATCAGCGCAAGATTTATTTCAAAACAAACATATATCTCAAGCCTGAACACTGGGATAAGCGGACCTCTCAGGTAATTGTTCATCCGCAAGCGAACGATTTGAACGCCATGCTATTCGAGTTTGTTCTGCACCTTCAAGGTGTGGAGCTAGCTCTATGGAAAAGAGGAGTTCCAGCCACGTTATCCTTACTGAAGGACGCAATGAAGAAGAACCGTCCGGTTAATGTTACATTTCCTGCCTTTGCAAAGGAATACGTTACGCATTCTGATAGGAGAGAGAGTACAAAGGAGAATCTGTATACCACCATAACCGTATTGCAGGAGTTTAGACCAGGGCTAGATTTCAAGGATATCACTTATACGTTCCTGAAAGATTTCGAGGCGTATTTACGGGAAAAGGGAAATGGAATAAATACCGTGGCAAAGCATCTACGTCAGCTCAGAACGTTAGTCAACGAAGCCATTAACCAGGGATATATTCATGCAGACGCTTATCCGTTTCGTAAGTATAAGATTAAACAAGAAAAGGGGCGGCACGAGTTCCTAACACCGGACGAGCTGAAAAAGTTGGAGAACCTCGAGGTTAGCGATAGGAAGTTGCGACACGTGCTGGATGCGTTCCTATTCTGTTGCTACGTAGGATTAAGATATTCTGACTTCTGTCAGCTTACTCCGGCTAATTTTATCCGTGTGAACGGGAAACGCTGGCTACACTTCAAATCAATCAAAACAGGTATCGAGTTGCGCCTTCCATTGCATCTGTTATTCGAGGGGAAGGCACTGGCTATTCTGGATCGGTACAATATAGCAGAGTTCGCCAGCTTGGGCAGTAATTCGGAAGTGAACAAGGCTTTGTCTGTTATTGCCGGCATGGCTAGGATTAAGAAGCACATAACCTACCATACAGCACGTCATACCTGTGCTACGCTGCTCATTCATCAAGGTGTCCCGATTACGACAGTCCAGCGACTGCTAGGTCACACCTCTGTTAAGACTACAGAAATCTATTCGGAGATTTTATCAAGCACAATCGTAAAGGACTTGAGAGCCATTAAGAGAAAGCGTATTGTAAATAACTTTCAAAATTATGCTTCAGTTCGGTAGAGTATGGGTAGACTTGATAGGCTCTACCTAAATTCTACTGACAAAGCTTTGTCAGTAGAATTGAAACCTTTTATTCTTTGTTCGTTTTTACATCATTTATCTTCGCTGGGAAAGGAAGGTAAATGAGTAGATTTGTGTGTGAAATAGTAATTGCGCCCATGAGCGTGTTCCTTTTTCTATGGATGCGCTTGTGGGCTTTTTTGTATCATTAAAAAAGGAGGTAAAACATGAAAAAGAAAATGATTCTGATTGCTATTGTAGTAGTAATCATCGTAGGCTTGCTGGCATATTACCAGTATGTGCCGTTTTGGGCGAGCATTGTAAGCACTGGAGCGTTTATATTCGGTGTTTATTTAGGTTGGTTGGCTAAAGGTTGGTCAGATAAACACGTGGTATGATGGAGCAGTTGAGCGAACTTTTTAATGTGATTGGCGGGATAGTAACTACTATCCTGCTACCATTGTTGGGGGTGTTCATGTTTTACGACCAGAAAAAACGTAAAGAGGAAGCTTCCGCTCGAAAGGCTGAAGCTGATAACATCACCAGTTATGCGGCTGAATGGAAAGAACTTTACGAGAAGAAGGAAAATAAAGTACATGAACTCGATGCGAAGATAGACCAGCTATATGTAGAAAAAAATGAGGATCGACAGCGCATACGGGAATTGATGGAGAAGAATGCGGCTCTTGAGGTTGATAAAATTAAGTTGGAATCAAGAAGATGTGATGTGAAAGGATGTACAAACAGGCAGCCACCAAGTGATTATTAATAGGAGGAGAATAAATGAATAAGATAGATGCAATCGTACTTCACTGCTCTGCAACTAAGGCAGGGCAGGATATAGGTAGAAAAGAGATTAATCAGATGCACGTTGCTCGTGGCTTCCAATGTATCGGGTATAATTATGTGGTAAGATTGGACGGTACGGTAGAAGTTGGTCGCAGTCTGACAATCGACGGTGCACACTGTAATTCTAAGGGCTTTAGTGGTATATCCTACAACAAGCATTCCATCGGCATCTGCTATGTTGGTGGAT